CTCGCGAGGCCCGCACTACCTGTTCCAGTACGACCCGGACCTGCCCGACGTGGGCGTGACGAAGGTCGACGGCCTGGAGTGCCGGCTCGGGGGCGGCGAGGCCGCCAGCCAGTCGGTGTTCCCGAAGTCCTGGCACAAGACCAAGGTCCAGTACGACTGGCTGCCCGGCCGGTCGCCTGACGAGGTCCGGCCGGCGCCGCTGCCGGAGGCGTTCAAGCAGGCGATCCTGGCGAACTCAAAGGGCAAGGGCACGGGTACCGTCGCCAAGGCGAAGGACGCAATCCTCGCCGACCACAAGGTCGGGGAAGGCGGCAGACACGCGTTCCTGGTCGGGATCGCCTCGTGGCTTGCTGGGCAATGCCGCGACTACTCGGACGCCGACCGGACGCGAGTCAACACGGTCCTGAGGGCGCTCAACGTCACCCACTGCGACCCCCCGAAGACGGTCGACGAAGTCCGGAAGGTCGCCAACGACCAGTTCGATCATTATCGCAATCGCCACCTCGAACGCCGGGCGAACAGGCCTTTCGAGAGGCATGGCCTGGAGTGGGACGCCGAGGCCCGGGAATGGGAGCCCGGCGGCTGGCAACTCATCGTCGTCCACTCGGACCCGACCATGTACAGGCTGGTGATTCCCAATAGGACCCCGGGCGAGCCGTCGCACAAGATCCTCATGGACACCCGGACCTACCTGGGGGCTCGTGAGGTCGCCATCGCGGTCCTGGCGGCCACGAAGCGGATCAACCTGCTCGACCCGAACCCGTCCCGCTGGGCGGCCGTCTGGAACGGTGAGAACGTCGAGAACGAGGCCGGCGAGCGGCGGCAGATCCGAGGGCTCGCCTCGAAGCTGATCGACGTCGCGGAGGACGAGTACCCGCCTCCGGAACTCAAGCGGTTCTCCTACGTCGCCACGACCCTCCTGGACTACCTGAAGCGGTTCGAGGTGGCGTCGTCTGAGGCGGAGGAGGACAACGTACCCAACGCCAGCGGAGTGCCGAAGTGGATCCGGGTCCGGGCGAAGGACTCGGACACGATCCGGGACGAACTGTGGTTCAAGTGGAACACCATCTGGGACCAGATCCGGAGCAAGAACGCCTCGATCTCCGCCAAGGACAGGGACGACATCCACACCCGCGTGCTGGCCGAGACGGGCGAGGAGCGGTTCCGCCAGGGGCACCGGATCATCGCCGGCTCGGACGAGCGGTTCCGGGTCTGGACGAAGAGCCACATCAAGGCCCTGGAGCGGATCGCCGAGGGGGGCGGCTAGGCCCGCCGGCAAAAAATGGACTTCTCCTATATGGGTACCCAGAGGAATTTAAGACCCAGAACATGAGATCCAAGATCCAAAGAGAGCAGAAACGCGTCAGAAGTCCTTTGGTTACAAGCAGTTAGGTCTCCTATACATAGGGATTTTTTCTCTTTTTTGCCTGATCCAATTTCAACCTATGGCAATCTACAAAAGATGGGTAGGCGGCGCAGGGACGGGCAAAACCAGCCTGATCCTCGACTGCCTGACTGAGGCGAAGGCGTCGCTCGGCCTGAGCACGGACGAGATCGGCCTCTGCACCTTCACGAGGGCGGGGCGACAGGAACTCTCCGAGCGGGCTGCCGAGGCCTGGGGGGTCGACGTGGAGGCCCTGACGAAGTCTGGATGGTTCAGGACGGCCCACTCGATCGCATACCGGCAGTCCAAGGTCGAGCAGGGCCAGCTTCTGGAGGGCGAGGACGGGATCGAGTGGACGAGCCAGAAGCTGGGCGAGAGGGCCGCTCCGGGCTCCGGAGACCCAGCCTCGTCCGGGTGGGAGACCCGAGGCGAGACCGACGCCTCGATCGCGTTGCGGGCCTGGGAACTCGCCCGGCAGTCCCTGGTCCCACTGAGTCAGGTGATCTCCGACTGGACCCAGATCGGAGACACGACCATCCAGGCCAACGCCGCCCGGGTGATCATCGACAAGTACGAGCACGCCAAGCGGGCGGAGGGCCGTCTGGACTTCACCGACGTGGCCTCGCGATTTGCTGGGGTCCGGCATACGGTCGACGGCCCGGTCGAGGTCGAGCCGACTGGAGACGTCCCTGAGCAACTGCGGGTGCTCGCGATCGACGAGGCCCAGGACTCCTCGGCGATCGTCGATCGAATCTGCCGGCGGATCGCCAGGAGCCCGAACATCGAGCGAGTCTTTTTGCTCGGCGACCCGTACCAGTCGATCCTCGGATTCAACGGCGCCGACTATCGGCATTTCCTGTCCTGGGACGCGGACGAATCGATCATGCCCAGATCCTACCGCTGCCCCAAGGTCATCATGGACTACGGCGAGCGGTGCCTCAGGCAGATGCGGAGCGGGTACCGGGACCGGAAGATATCTCCGGCGCCGCACGAGGGCTCAATCCTCCACGCCCGTCACGCCCACGAGGCCGTGTCTCGGATCGATCCTTCGCGGAGCACGCTCGTCATTGCCCGGGTTGCGTTCGCCCTGGCGGAGTACGAGGACGAACTCAAGGCCCGCAAGATCCCGTACTCGTGGATCGACCGAGTCGGGTCAGCGTCCTCGTTGTCTGGATACAAGTGCCTCTGGGATCTTGAGCACGGCCAGATCGTCAGCGGGGACGACTGGGCGGCCGCCATCGCCATGTCGGCGGCGTCTCACCCGGAAGCCGGCAAGCTGATAGTCCACGGCGAGAAGAAGGCCTGGAAAGACGGACGGAGAGGCAATATCGACTTCATCCGCCCGATCCCCGAGGACATGGAGTTGGCTGGATGCACGCCGAAGATGGTGGAGTTCATCCTCTCGGGCCGGTGGCCTGAGGCGATGGACTCCCGGCATCGAGACAAGGCTGCCGCCTGGAGGTCTGCCGCACTCACCCACGGCACGGACGTGGCGAGCAACCCGCGAGTGAGGCTGTCCACGATCCACTCGGCCAAGGGCATGGAGGGAGACCTCGTGATCCTGAGCACGGTGTCGAGCAAGGCGGTCGAGACTTCGAGGGTCTCGCTGGCCGCGAGGCACGACGAAGAGTGCAGAGTGAACTATGTGGCCGTTACACGGGCGAGGGAGAATCTGTTGGTGGTCGATGACGGGTCCAGATACTCACTGGAGCTACCAGCATGAAATCCCTCTCGTTGATGGTTCTGTTCTTTGCCGGGGTCGCGATTGCCGGGACCAGGGATCCGGGGGTCTCGGACCAGAGATATATCGACTACGGGTCGCAGTTCACCTGCGTCGGGAAGCTGGAATGCCGAGACTCGGATGGCCGCGATGCCGTCGCCAGTTGCGTCGCGATCGACCCCCACTGGGTCGTCACGGCCGCACACGTCGTCGCCGGGTCCACCAACGTGACGATACTCGTGTCTGGCAAGTCTCAGGCTGCCACCGAGATCGTGGTTCGGGACGGCTTCCGCTGCGACTGCGTCGGGTGCTGCGACATCGCCCTCGCCAGGGTCGGCGAGGACATCGGGCTGCCCTTCTACCCCGGGTTGTACGGACAGGCTGACGAGGCCGGAAAAGTGGTCGCGATTGCCGGGTACGGGATGACCGGGACCCTGGAGACGGGGCACCTGATTAACGACGGACAGCGGCGTGCGGGCAGCAACATCGTCGACCACATCGGATCCAAGGGCCTCCTGATCTGCTCCGCAGGATCAGGGGTCGGCACCGAACTGGAGTTCCTCATCGCGCCGGGCGACTCCGGCGGCGGCCTGTTCATCGGCAACTCGCTGGCCGGGATCAACTCGCTCGTGATGGCCTCCAAGCGGTCGCCCCAGTCTCGATACGGGGACGAATCCGGACACGTCCGAATCAGTCAGCACCTGGAGTGGATCCGTGAGCAACTCGCCAGAACTCGATAGTGGCCTGCTTTTCGACGTCTCCCCCGAGGAACGCGACGGGCAGGAAAAGAAGAAGCCAAGCAAGAAGCAGCGTCCGGACGAGCGTCCCCGTCCGGCTGGCCCTCTGGACTTCCCCTCTGAAGCCCGGTGGCTGGGATCCGTCGAGGGCCACTACCAGTGCGATCAGTGCGGGATCGGGATCCTCGACATCGCCGAGACTCGGAAGGTCGACGGCGCCGCTAAGTGGCTCGTGTGCTGTGGCTGGGTCTGCGGGCACTGCTGGCTCGTCGACCCCGTGCCAGGGGTGCTCGACAAGCGGGAGGAGGGCCGCGAGTTTCGCGTTCGCGGTGGCCGGTTCGACGGCATGACGTTCTCCGAGATCGCCGCCGAGGGAGGCCGGTGGTACATCGAGCAGCTTGTGAAGGCCGGCAAGCGTCAGGTGCTCGCCGAGGAGGCTGCCAAGTGGCTCGCCTTGACAGGATCGTAAGTCTGGATACGATAACCCCCTCGCGAGCAGCCACGGAAGGCACGTCATGCCGGAAATTCTCGACAACTGGACCGTCGCCCAGGCTTGGCAGCACGTCTACGGCGACCGCCCGAGGCCCGAGGCCAGCGACGTCCCGGACGACATGCTCTGCGAGACGGACGGCGTGATCGCGTCCTACATGGGCGACGAGACTACCGAGGGTCGCAGGAAGGCCGCCGCCGCCCTCCTCTACCTCTGGCCTCGACTCGTGTCGTGCCCGCTGTGTCCTGGCCCGTCTGAGAACAGGCAGCGGTACGTCGCGACCGCTGTGGTCGAGTGCGTGAGCGAGTACAGGGGCGAGTACGAGAACGTGTCCACCCAGGACGAGTGTCGAATCACGCTCGCCCTCGCCGAGTGGAATCTGGCGAGCATCACGCCGCACTGCTGGGGGATCATCTGGGACGCGATGGGCACGTCCGGGGTGAACACCCGCAACAAGCTGCTGTGGGACTTTTACAAGCACGCCGAGAAGGTCGTCTTTTTCTCAGAATTGGAGTGACTCATGCCCGCCGGCAATTCTCAGATCGTCAAGATTCTCCAGTCGTCCCTCGCCCTCCACTGGTCTGCCATCGAGGCCTACACGCTCCAGTCGCGTCATTACTCGACCTGGGGCTACCCGAAGCTCGCCGAGAAGTACGCCGGCGACGCCGAGGAGGAGCGGCAGCACGTCCACAAGATCGCCGACCGCCTGGAGTTCTTTGACGAGACTCCGACGGCGATGCACGAGTCTGTGGAGTGGCCCCGCCACGACTTCGCCGCCGCCCTCGACGTCAACTACGACCTGGAGCAGTCGGCGGCGAACATCGAGCGTGGCGGCTACTCGATGGCCGTCGAGCTTGGAGACGCAGTCACCGCCGAGCTTTTCAAGGACCTGTTGTCCGACAGCGAGGCCTCGCTCATCGAGATCGAAGCCATTCGCGAGGTCATCGACCAGATCGGACTGGACAACTACCTCGCGAATCAGGCCTGAGTGTGTCCTGCCGAATCATCACCGGCGACTGCCTGAGTGTTCTGGCGACGCTCAGGCCGGAAAGCGTCGACCTCGTCGTCGCCGACCCGCCGTACAACATCGGCGTCGACTACGGCCAAGGCAAGTCCGCAGATCGTCGCCCAGACTACTGGGAATGGTGTCGCAAGTGGATCTTTCTGTGCGACCGGGCCCTGAAGCCCACGGGCTCGCTCTGGATCGTTAGCGGCCAGGAGCACGGGGCTGAGATCGACCTGAGCCTCCAGCTACAGGGCCTCCACGTCCGCAATCGCGTGACGTGGCACGAGACGTTTGGAGTCTACTGTTCGCACAAGTTCGGGCGGACGAGTCGGCCAATCTTCTACGCGACGAAGGCCCGGAAGGGCTTCACATTCAACCGCTCGGCGGTGACGGTGCCCTCGGCTCGCCAGACAAAGTACGGCGACCGCCGGGCCGCGCCGGGCGGCAAGGTCATGGGCGACGTCTGGAAGATCAGTCGAATCTGCGGCACGTTCAAGGAACGCGTCCCAGGCGTCCCGACTCAGCTACCCGAGGAGCTTGTCCGGCGGATCGTCGAGGTGTCGAGCAATCCCGGGGACACGGTCCTCGATCCGTTCGCCGGCTCGGGGACGATCCCGGCCGTGGCGTCAGCCCTGGGGCGGAACGCGATCGGGATTGAGTTGAATCCTGAGTACGCCGAGATCGCCAAGCAACGCGTCGACCGTGTGGCGGAGGCAGTCGCGTGAGTGATGACCGCTGGATTCCGATCGTCGAGCAGTCGCCGCCCGAGAAGAAGGTTGTGGTGGTCTGCGAGACACACCACGGCGGCGTCGACAAGATTTACGCCGGCTGGCTCGCCGGCGAGCAGTGGTTCTCGTTCGATCCAGAGTCCGGCCTGGGGCGTCGCGACATTCGCGCGACTGACTTCTGGCTGTCGTTGCCGGAGTGGCCGGCTGGCGGAAACGTGGTGCGAACCATGCAGTGGCCGGCGTGAGCGTCGCTGGCATTGATCGCTTTTTTGTACGGATACGCGTGCCACACGGGCAAGGAGGCCCGCCATGCCGTGGATCGTCTACGAGACGGTTAACAAGCTGAACGGCAAGAAGTACGTCGGCGTCCACAAGCAGGATGGCGATGAGTTTGATGGGTATCTCGGGTCTGGAAAGCGCCTCATGCGCTCAATCAAAAAGCACGGCGTTGACGCATTCGAGAGGTCGACCTTGTTCTCCTTCGACGACGAAGATGCCGCCTACGACAAAGAGGCCGAGATCGTTACCGAAGAATGGTGCAGCCGGCCGGACACATACAACATCAAGGTCGGTGGATTCGGAGGTTTCCCGAACGCCGACCCGGAGTTCAGGGCGAAGGCCTCGGAGAGGTCGCGTGCGATGCACGCCGACCCGGAGTTCAGGGCTAAGAACTCGGAGAGGGCGCGTGCGATGAACGCCGACCCGGAGTTCAGGGCGAAACACTCGGCGCGAATGCGGGCGATGAACGCCGACCCGGAGTTCAGGGCTAAGAACTCGGAGAGGGCGCGTGCGATGAACGCCGACCCGGAGTTTAAGGCGAGGAGCTCAGAGAGAGCGTCGAAGCGGATGCGTTCGATGCAAGCTGACCCGGAGTTCAGGGCTAAGAACTCGGAGAGGGCGCGTGCGATGAACGCCGACCCGGAGTTCAGGGCGAAACACTCGGCGCGAATGCGTGCGATGAACGCCGACCCGGAGTTCAGGGCGAAACACTCAGAGAGAGCCCGGGCGATGAACGCCGACCCGGAATTCAAGGCGAGGCAATTGGCTGGAGTTCGGGCATATCAACAATATCGCCGTCGCGAAAAAGCGAACTCGCTCCTTTGCATCCTCGACGCCCAGGCCACGGAAGGCCAGCCATGTCAGTCAAATCCCTAGCAAAAAAGCACGTCCCCTACACCGACCGCCTCGACCCCCACGAGGACCCGTTCTCCACGAACAAGGTCACGGGCCGGAGCCTCAACGTCCCGATCATCGGGACGTGCCGCCCAACGACGGTCTGTGCCACAACGTGTTACTTCGCCAAGGGACCGTCGACCTGGACGTCGAGCCTGAAGAAGCAGCACCGGCTGATGAACTCGATCAAGGACGACCCGCTCGGTGTGGCGAGCCGGATCGTGCGGTCGGCTCGCCGGAAGAAGCTCTCGTTCATCCGCTGGAACGGCGGCGGCGATCTGTTCGAGGAGATGCTCCCGTGCATCAACGCCGTGGCGGTCGCGATGCCTGACGTTCCGCAGTGGATCGTGAGCCGCATCCCGAAGCTGGCCGCCCAGGTCACGCCCAGGTCGAACGTGTACCTGCATCTCTCGATCGATCGCTCGTCCTGGGATCGGCTGGACGAGTTCAAGCGGCTCGTGCCGGCCGACCTCAACTGGTTCTGGAGCTATCAGTGCGACGAAGGCGAGACGCCGCCGTCGCCTGACGTGGCGCCGGTGATCTTCCGGAACTGCTACGACCCGCTCGGCGACGCATTGTACGGAAACGATTGCCCGCTGAATGCGGCTGAGGACATCACCGGCGTCTGCGAGGGATGCAGACGTTGCTTCGACGGAGGGGCCGTCGAAAGGGCAAAGGAATGCCGAAGTGGCTGGTCTACCAAACAACAAACCTGACTAACGGGAAAATTTACGTCGGAGTCTGCCGGGCCGACAGAACTCGCGCGGACGGGTACCTGGGGAGCGGCACGCTGATTCGTGCTGCCGTGGAGAAGTACGGCCCCGCGAACTTCGAGAGGACGACGCTCATTGAGTGCGAGACGGCCGACGAGGCCTACCTGATCGAGGCGGCGATTGTCGACGAGAAGTGGTGCGATCGGGAGGACACCTACAACCTGAAGACGGGCGGCATGGGCGGCCGGGGATTCGCGATGAGCGACGAGGCCAAGGAAAAGATCAGGCAGAGTCGCCTCGGGAAGCCGCACCCGCCGGAGACGAACGCCAAGATCAGCGAGTCGCTCTCAGGCAGGACGCTCACCGATGAGCATCGCAAGAACATTTCAGAGGCCATGAAGCACGCCAACCGTGGACGACCAGTCGGCGAGGAGACTCGGAAGCTCCTCTCTGAACGCCAGAAGCAAGCTTGGAAGAGGGGTAGAAAGCCGTGGAAGGGAGATGCCACTTGAGTCATCGATAACCAAGTCGATCGTGGCGTCCGCCAAGTCTCGCGGCTGGTGGACGTTCAAGATCGCCGGAGGACCGATGCAGACGGCCGGGATCCCGGACCTCCTCGCCGTGAAGTCAGGCCGGGCGGTTTTCCTGGAGGTCAAGCAGCCTGGGAAGAAGCCCTCTCCGCTCCAGGAGCAGAGGATTCACGAGATCCGGACGATAGGCGGCGCGAGGGCCGAGGTTGTGACGAGCAGGGCCGAGGCAGAAAGGATTCTCGACGATGAAGATCACACTGGCGTGGCATGAGGCGGCAATGGGCTCGGACGTCGGCCGGATGCGGCATCTCGCCAGCATCAAGGCCGGCCTCCAGGACGCCCACGGCCTGAAGACTGCCGGCTGGAGCGAGCACATCGAGGGCGCCTGCGGCGAGATGGCGGCGGCCAAGGCCCTCGGCATCTACTGGGACGGCAGCATCAACTCGTTCTCGCGAGACGACCTCCCCGGGCTCCAGGTCCGAACTCGGAGCCAGGACCACTACGACCTGATCGTGAGGCCATCGGACTCCGACGACTCGACCTTTCTGCTCGTGACCGGCAGGTGTCCGCACTACACGGTGCATGGCTGGATCAAGGCAGCGGACGCCAAGAGGCCGGAGTATGAGCAGGCTCACGGCGGGCGGACGCCAGCGTACTTCGTCCCCCGGGATGCCCTGCATAGTCTGGACACACTAAGGAGATGACCCGTGGGTTGCATGACGTCGAGGCCGTGGCCTCCGGATCCGAAGAATCAGCCGATCGTCAAGTGTCAGAAAAGGCTCGTGGTCCAGGACGGGAGAATCACATGGAAGTTGGTGAAGGTGCCCGCTGGTGGCGAGAGGAAATCGCCGACCTGAACCCCGAGGCCCTGCTGGCCGACGGGTTCGAGGACGCCGTGATTGGGTACAGCCTCAACCAGCATCACGCCCAGGTCGTGGTCTACGACTACGAGAAGTGCGTCCGGATCCTCATGGGCTCGCACGGCATGTCGGACGAGGACGCGAGGGAGTATCTGTGCTTCAACACGCTCTCGGCCTACGTCGGGGAGCACGGACCGCTGTTCGTCGCCACCAGGACGGCTTGACAAAAGGACGGATACGAGTACATTCTTTCGTCGCATGGATGCCATCGTCACCAACGTCGCCAGCCTCTCGCCGCTGGATTCGCAGGAGATCGTCAGCCTGCTGTCCAACTCGGGATCCGACTTCCAGGCCGAAGTCGCTGGGGGGCGTTCCTCGCGTCCCGTCGCGATCGTCAGGAACGCCGAGGCCAGGGTTGCCGGCTGGGCGAACACAGACCGCTGGGAGGGCTTGCAGACCCTGGAGTGCTACACCCGCAGCGACATGCGTCGCCGGGGTATTGCCAGGGCCGCCGCTGCCCTGCTCGTGGCGGACGGTCGCATTGATCCGCGAGAGTGTGTGGCCGTCTTCGAGCCAGAGTGCGTGAAGCTTGCCGAGAGTGTCGGCTGCCGTGACGTTCGCCTTTACGAACTTCGCGGGGATGAGTGGGTCCTAGTTCAAGGAGGAACGACGACATGAGAAGCTTGGTTCTCTTTCTGTGTCTTTCGCTCACGGCCACGGCGGCCGAGACCTGCACGGCCCTCAACGAGGCCGAGTCGATCGTGCTGTCTGAGACGAATTCGGCCAGGGCCAGGATCGGACTCCCGGGCCTCGTGGTCGACTGCCGGCTCATGGCGGCGGCTCGCCGGCATGCCCGTCGTCTGGCTCAGTCTGGATCGCTCTACCACTCGCAGGGCGTGGCCGAGAACGTCGCCTCCGGCCAGCCTGACGGGTTCGACGCCGTGGCCTCGTGGATGGCCTCGTCGGGCCACCGTGCCAACATTCTCAACAGGTCCCACCGTCGAGTCGGCGTGGCCGGGTTCGTCGGCCCCGACGGCCGCCATTACTGGGTGCAGCAGTTCGCACCCTGATCGTCCCCTCCGGTGGTTCCGTTGCTCCCGATCGCTGGGTAGGCGGTCGGGGGCGACGGGCCATCGGGAGATCCGAGGAATCACATGCTCAACTGGCTGAGGAGCTTTTTTCGTGAAGACGATTCGCAGGTCAGAGTTCGCGATTCTCTGGGAGACTCAGGAGACGGTGGAGATCGCGAAGGAGTACGAGATCACCGTCAACCAAGTGTGGGATCTGGCGAAGGGGTTCAAGCTGGGCCCAAAGCCGTGGGCAAAGGAAAACAGGCCAAGCCCCGAAGAAATCAGGGAGAGGGCAGCAGAGGTTCGGTCAAGGTGGACCGAGCAGGAAATGGAAAAGCGGTTCGTGGGAGCCGTCGCGTGGACTCCTCCTCTCGCCGGAAGGGCAAAGGCCTGAAATGAAATGCCCTGAATACTGGCTCTCGTTCGCCGTCTCGGAAGCTCTGCCCAAGAGGCGGGCCCTGGCGGCCGACATCGGCGCCAACGTCGGATCGTGGTCCGAGGCAATGTCGACAGAGTTCCAGGCCGTCGTGGCAGCGGAGCCTGACCCCCGGGCCTACAACCAGATCCCGGACCTCCCGAACGTGACCGTCGAGAGGGTCGCGGTGGGCGAGGAGCCCGGCGAGGCGGAGTTCTTCCTGCACGAGTCCCCGGGCCACAACTCGCTCCTGCCCTCGCATCCGATCGGCGGCGAAGGCGGCGCCAAGATAGAGCCCGTCGCCACGACGGACGTGCAGGTGGTCACACTCGACCAGCTACTCCCTGCCGGAGCCGACTTCGTGAAGATCGACATCGAGGGCGGCGAGGTCGCCGCCCTGCGTGGGTGCAAGCGGCTCGATAGCTGGAAGCACGCCGTGTTTCTGGTCGAGTGTCACGACACTTTCGACGCGGTGGCTGTCGAGTTGCAGAGACTCGGGAAGAGCGTCCGCCGTCTGCCGCACCCATTCCCAGGCCACCCCGGCCACTGCTGGGCCATCGGAACGTGATCCTCGTCGTCCAGAGCTACGAGACTGGACAGCCCGAGAGAGACGGCGAGATCGCCCGGTGTATCGAGGGGAACTCGCGAATCTTCGATCGCGTCATTGCACTCGACGGCAACTCGACGCGGTGGACGTTCGGCGAACTGGCCTCCATCTGCCGCAATCAGGCGAGCCCCGGCGACGTGTGTGTGGTGGCCAACTCAGACATCCTGTTCGACGAGACGATCGAGCTTGCCGAGGGTGTGCTCGATCGCTGCGACCTGATCTCGCTCACGAGGTGGGAGTCGCCCTCGGGGCCGAGGATGATCGGGCACGTCATCGACGACCTGCTCTTCTCTGGCTCCCAGGACTCCTGGATCTTCCGAGCCGGCGGGCTGCCGGAGGTCGAACTGTCGATCCCGCTGGGTGACGTCGGCTGCGATCAGGTGATTGCCGGCTGGGCGGTGTCGCAAGGGCTCCGCGTGTCAGATCCAGCACTCTCGATCCGGACTTGGCACCACCACGCCGACCGGTCTCGGGCGGATCGTCCGATCTTGGGAGGCAGGTACGGGTATCCGGAACTCACCACGACACACCTGACAGGCCGAGTCTTCTGCCACGACTGGACCGGGGGCGGATACGAAAACGCTGAAGTATGCAGATCCAACTGAGCCTCGAAGACCTCCGCAGCCACGACGTCGACCTGATCCTTCCCCCGGACCCAGAGTTCGCCGAAGAGTACGCCCGGCGTGTGGCCCTGGGGCGAGAGGCGGCCAAGCGAAGATCGGTGGCCTTCGTGGCCATCTGCCGCAATGCGATGCCGTTCCTGCCGTTCACGCTGGACCGTGTCGAGCAGGCGGGCCAGATGTTCCGCGAGTCCTGCACCTTCATCTACGAGAACGACTCTGCCGACGACACGAAGGAGTGGTTGACACACTGGAGCAAGCAAGGAGACGGCAACCGGTTTATCTCACTGCGGGACAACGGCAGGCCACACCTCAACTTCTCGAAGGCCGCTGAGCGGACGATCGCTCTGGCCGAGTACCGCAACCAGTGCCGGCTCTGGGTGGCCGAGAACACGTCCGCCGACTACGTCGTCGTGTTCGACACAGACCCGTGGGGCGGATTCAGTGTCGACGGAATCGCCAACACGATCGGCCACCTCGAAGACTTCGACGACTACTCGAACGCCTCGGGCATGGCGAGCTACTCGTGGTGCGAGTGGGGGCCGCCTGTGTGGCAGCAGCCGACTCTGTGCCACTACGACGGCTGGGCGTTCAGGTGGACGTGGTGGAAGGAGCGGCAGGACATGCTCTGGTTCCATCTCTGGCATCCGCCGGTGGGTTCTCGGCCGATCCGAGTGAACTCGGCGTTCGGCCAGCTTGCCGTCTACCGGGGAGCGGACTTCGTCGGGGGCGAGTACCGAGGAGGGGATTGTGAACACGTTCCTTTTCATAGGTCGCTGGGGGGGGACCTGTACCTAAACCCGTCGAGTCGGGTTGTTTCCTTTTGGGTTCCGAATGAGCGGAAAGAGAGTGAAGGTCGTCGTCTGCACGGCGACGTTCACGAAGATGTGGTTGGCAGGGACGCCGACCCGGATCATCGCAGAGACTCTGAGGATCACGGCTGACCGCTGCGACGCCACGCGACGCAGCCTGAAGCTCCCCCCACGAGAAAGCTGGCACGGCTCCAAGTCCGGAAAGCGGGTCGCCTACCTGCCCTCCGAGGAGGAAATCCGGCAAAAGTGCCTGGAGTTTCAGGCAGGCTGGAGCGAGGAGGAGCGTGCCCGAAGGCGGGTCGGGTGGAAGCCCGAGCCGGATCCGGTCGAGACCCGCGTGTACCCGGACGTGATTTTCGAGGTCCAGGGCGACGCGACCGGGTTCCTCGAAGGGTTGATCGACTCTTCGGGTTGATTGCAGTCCGGTGGTAGCTTGCAGGTAGGCAGGCGACAGCAAGGACGCAGTTTTATGCCCGAGTACGGCGCGAGCAACCTTTCGGTCTGGGACAAGATCCGTCTGGTCCAGGAGTGGTATCCGGTCGTCACGTTCGTCCAGGCGGTTCTGGCGACCCCAGACCACCATGCGAAGGCGGTCGTGGTCGCCGACGCCTGCGAGTGGGTGGCCTCGAAGACCCAGACCAAGGTCGACGATGAGCTTGTCGGCCACCTGACCGCCATCCTGCGGTCCCCGCAGGGCGAGTCTCTCCTGCGGTGGGTCATGGCGAAGATCAACGAAGGGGTTAAGTGATGGCGGACTATGCGGTCCTGGTTCGCGTTGCCGCCCTGGTGGCGGCGGTTGCTGTCGTGGCGGGCCCCTGGCTGGTGGCAGCCGCCCGCTCGGTCAGGCTCCCGTCGCGACCGGCGGCCAAGACGCCGGACACGCTCGTGGACGCCCACACGGTCCTGGAGATTG